CGCAAGGTCATATTCCCGCAGGAGGATTAATGGAAGACGAAATCGCAGCGCGTTGGGTCTGGTGGTGTCGGACGCGGCATTATTTCGCGCCGCGTGTGAAGTCAAACATCTTGGCTCGCCTCAGACCGGGCGGACGAAACTTCGAGCCTGATGCATTCCTGGACAAGGAAATGCCTTTCTTCAATATGGCCGTCCATGCGCTTTGTGAGTCGGCCATATACGAGAAAGAGGCCACTTGTTTCGTGGGGATGCACTGGTACGACGTGAACATAAAGGCATTCGCAAAAGAGCAGGAATGTGCCCGCGGAACGATCTACAATAGGGCTAGGCGGTTCGCTCGGCATGCATACCTTTTGTCTCAGTCGATCGCTAAGATTCACGGGATGCATGGTGCCGACAAGTGTTCAATCTTAGTTGAACAAAATAGTTGTACCATCGATTGAACACTTTGCCTTAAAATTGGCTTTGTTCAGATAGGCTGCATCATTGCCTCTTTGAATGTTGTGTCTCCTCCACGGCAAACCCCATGCCGTTAGCCCGCCTAGAGCGGGCGTTTTTATTTCTGGATCCCGAAATGGCGAAGCTCACTACCAAAGCGCGCAAGAAACTGCCCGCGAAGGATTTCGCTGGTCCGGGCCGATCATACCCAGTGAATGACAAGAGCCACGCGGCGAACGCAAAGGCTCGCGCCAGTCAGGCTGTCAATGCCGGCCGTATGTCGAAATCACAAGAGTCGCGGATCGACCGCAAGGCAAATGCTGTCCTGAAGGGCAAGCGAGGCCGATGATGTGGCGCGTATTAGGTTGGATCGTCGCCATGGCTGTCTTGGCTGTCGCCATTGTGACGATCGTTGACCTTGGCCGTGCTGTCGCAGGATGTAAGTGAAATGGAAGACGCTTTTCAAACCGACGATAACCGAAAGGAAGTGCGCGTTGAGGGTGGCCGCTTTGCGCCTGGTACTGCGGCTGGGCCCGGGCGTCCTAAGGGATCGCGAAACAAGCTCGGCGAGGAATTCCTGTCGAAGCTCCACGCTGATTTCGTGGAACACGGCGCCGCGGTCATTCAAACGGTGCGCACTGAAAAGCCGGATGTCTACCTCAAGGTTGTGGCTTCGATCCTCCCGACTCAGATGGAAGTCAAGATCGATCCAATCGAGGAAATGAGCGATGCAGACCTCGATCGATACATCAAGCAGCTTGCTTCCGCAGTCGCCCGATATGACCAGCTTGAAGATGCAGCTGGCGCGGGCGCTCAAGACGAAGCACGACCGCTCGCGCACTAACAAGCTCCGCGATTACCAGCCGTACCCCAAGCAGCGTGAGTTTCACGCGGCTGGGGCGGTGCATGGCGAGCGCCTGTTTATGGCTGGCAATCAGCTCGGGAAGACGTGGGCTGGCGGATTCGAGGCAGCGATTCATCTCACTGGCCGCTATCCGGACTGGTGGGAAGGCGCCGTGTTTGAGCGTGCGCCGAAATGGTGGGTGGCCGGCGTGACCGGCGAATCGACTCGAGATAACCCTCAGCGCATCTTGGTTGGTCCGCCGCAGATCAAGGATGAGTGGGGAACTGGCTCGATCCCGAAAGAATGCTTGATGGACTTCACCAGCGCCCGCGGCACGCCTGACGCACTGGACAGCATTGTGGTTCGGCACGGTGGTGGGGCTGATATCCAAGCCCAGCACTCGATCGTGCTGTTCAAAGCCTACGAGAAAGGCCGCGAGAAGTGGCAGGGCGACACGGTGGATGGCGTGTGGTTCGACGAAGAGCCGCCGATGGAGATCTACTCGGAAGGCCGCACGCGCACGAACAAAGGCCAGTTGGGCGTATTCAACATCATCACGTTCACGCCGCTGCTAGGCATGTCTGAAGTCGTGCGTTTGTTCCTCGCTGATAGCGAAGTCGAGCAAATGACGAAATGAGCATAGGAACCCTGAGAAAACGCTATCTGAGATGAGGAAATCAGCACAATGACCCGTCATGTTGTACGCGCCACGATCGACGATGCAGTGCCGTGGGTCTATTCGCGCGAACAGGCTGACGCGATTATCGCTGGCTACCCCGCTCACGAGCGCGACGCTCGGGCGAAAGGCATTCCGATTCTCGGCTCTGGTCGGGTGTTTCCGATCTCCGACGACGATATCACCATCGAGGCATTCCCGATCCCTCGGCATTGGAAGCGGATAGGCGGATTGGACTTTGGCTGGGATCACCCGACCGCAGCAACGAAACTGGTTCATGACGCAGACGAGGACGTGATCTACGTGACTAGCGAATACAAGGTGCGCGAACAGACGCCGTTGATTCATGCGGGCGCGCTTAGGCACTGGGATGGTCGCGTAAGTTTGCCATGGGCATGGCCGCATGACGGCTTGCAGCACGACAAGGGATCGGGCGAGCAACTTGCGGAGAAGTACCGCGAGCATGGACTCGAGATGCTGGACGAGCGCGCGACGTTCGAAGATGGATCGAATGGCGTTGAAGCCGGCGTGACCGACATGCTGGAGCGGATGCAGACGGGACGCTGGAAAGTATTCAAGCACCTATCCGCATGGCTTGACGAGTTCCGCCTCTACCACCGCAAGAACGGTGTAATCGTGAAGGAATTCGACGATCTGATCTCGAGTTCGCGTTACGCGCTGATGATGCTGCGACACGCCAAGCCAGACATTCCGCCGCCTTCGTTGCGGCGCCGTCATTCCGGTTCATGGATGAGTGCCTGAGATGGCTGAAACCACCGAAAACCCGACGACTGGCTCGCTGACAGGCGACATGAGCCTGTTCGAGACGCTTAAGGAATGGTTTCGCCAGGACGCTGACCATTCGCACGACTGGCGTATCCAGGCACGCGAGGATTACGCCTTTGTCGCTGGCGATCAGTGGACGGCTGAGGATGCGGCGAAGATGCGTCTGGAACTGCGCCCGATCATTACCTTCAACCGCATTGCGCCGGTCATCGATACGGTAAGCGGTATGGAGGTGGCGAACCGGCAGGAAGTGCGCTATATCCCTCGCAAGCTTGGTCAGGCCGGCGTCAACGAACTGCTGACGGAAGCGGCGAAGTGGGCGCGCGACGAATGCAACGCCGAGGATGAGGAATCGTATGCGTTTGTCGACGCAGTAATCTGCGGCTACGGTTATACCGAGACGCAGATGGATTATGACGAGGATCCGGATGGCATGTGCGTGGTACGCCGTCTTGACCCTCTGGAACTGTACGTCGATTCGAACGCCACGAAGCGCAACCTCATGGATGCAAAGCGCATGTTTCGCGTGCGCGACATGACGTGCGAAGAAGCCGAAGAAATGTTCCCTGGCGTGCCGCTTGAGGAAATCAACGCTCAATGGGCCGATGACACCGCAAGCGTGACGGACGATCCGCACGACGCGCAGGAGGCGCCGTTCTATCGTCATGACCAATCGCCCGAGTTGGACAAACGCAATTACCGTGTGCGCGTGGTTGAGGCGCAATGGTGGGAGCATCAGATCGTCGTGCGCTACGTTGACCCGACTAGCGGCAACGTTTCGCGCCTGTCGCGCGCCGAGTTCGACAAGCTGCAAGAGCGCGTTCACGCGATCGGCGGCCCGGATTTGATGCACGTCGAGCAGAAGGCGAAGATCTACCGGCGTGCATTCCTTGGAACGAAAGTGCTGAAGATGCTGCCGGGCCCGAAATCTGGCGGCTTCACTTGGAAGGCAATCACTGGCAAGCGTGACCGCAACAAAGGCACGTTCTACGGTATTGTGCGCGCCATGATCGACCCGCAGAAGTGGGCGAACAAGTGGTTGGCGCAGACGCTTCACATCATCAACACGAATGCTAAGGGAGGCATCATTGCCGAGGCTGATGCTTTCGATGATGTGAATGAAGCGATGGATACGTGGGCATCGCCTGACGCGATCACGCTCGTTTCGAAGAATGCCATCACGGCCGGCAAGATCATGCCGAAGCCGCAGGTCAATTTCCCCGCAGGGATGGACAATCTGCTTCAGTTTGCTGTCTCGAGCATCCGCGATGTGTCAGGCGTGAATCTCGAGCTTCTTGGCATGGCGAACCGCGATCAGCCTGGGATTGTCGAAGATGCGCGTAAGCAGGCCGGCATGACGGTTCTTGCATCAATGTTCGACGGCCTGCGCCGCTACCGCAAAGAGCAAGGGCGCTTGTTGCTATGGTATCTGACCACGTTCATGTCAGATGGGCGCCTGATCCGCATTGGCGGCCCTGAATCAGCTCAGTATGTGCCTCTGGTGCGTCAGCACGACACGTTGGAATACGACGTGATCGTGGACGATACGCCATCCAGCCCGAACCTGAAGGAAAAGACGTGGGAAGCGCTGTTGCAGCTCATGCCGATGCTGCAAAACATGGCTGTTCCGCCGCAAGTCTGGCTCGATATCCTGCAATACAGCCCACTTCCGTCGACGCTTGTTGCGGACATCGAGCGCACGATCACGAATTCCATGCAGCAGCCGAATCCGGCGGCGCAGATTGCACAGCAAGAGCAACAAGCGCGAATTGGCGAGATCAACTCGAAGACTCAACTCAATCAGGCAAGCGCAATGGAGAAAGTCGCGCATGCGCATCAAGCCGGAGCGCAGCAGCAACCGCCTCCTATCGATCCGATGCATTTGATCACGGAAATGGTCAAGGCTCGAGCGGCAGATACGAAGGCCAATGCAGACGCAGTGAGAGCTGCGGCCGAAATGCACACGGCGCTTCACCCGCCACCGGTTACGGCACCGAAAGCCGCATTGCATTAATCCGCACCAGACGGACTCTGGGAAACGTTAAGGACCGACGAACTGGCCGAGCAAGAAGGTTTGACCCCGCAGGAAGCCGCATATTTCGAATCGGGCGGTGCGCAGGCGGAAGGCCTGAGCGATGCTGCGCCGTCTTCGAGTGAACCCGCACAGCAGCCCGCAGCCGCTGCGGCCGAAGCAGCGCAGGATGCTGCCCAGCAGCAACCGCAAGATCAGCAGCCCGACCAACGCACGGTTCCGCTCTCTGCATTGCAGGAATTACGCGCCGAGCGCAAGCGGCTGCGTGACGATCTGCAACGCATGCAGCAGCAGCAAGACGCCCTCGTTCAACGCATTCTGGCAAGTCAGCAACAACCGCAAGCCCAGGAACCGCAGGTCCAGATCCCGGACTATGCGACGGATCCGGTCGGCCATCTGCGGGCGACGAACGAAGCATTGCAGCGTCAGTTGCAGCAGGTGACGAGTTATCTGAGCGGCCAGCATCAGCAGGCCGAACAGATGACTCAGCAACAGCAACAGCATATGGCTGTCGCGAACTTCATCGCATCGCACGAGCAAGAGTTTCGCGCGCAGGCGCCGGATTACGATGCGGCTGCGGATTTCTTGCAGCACTCCCGCGCCGAAGAATACCGCGCGCTTGGCATGACCAACCCGCTTCAGATTCAGAACGCGCTTCAACAGGATCTGATTGCGATGGCGAATATCGCGTATCAGAACGGCACGAACGTAGCTCAGGCGGCTTATAGCCTCGCGAAGGCGCGTGGTTACAAGGGTGCAGCCGCAGCAAATTCGCAAGGTTCAGCCGCCGCGCAGCAAGACAATGCGGCACGCCTCGCGGCCGTCGCGCAAGGTCAGCAGCATGCGGCATCTCTCAGTCAGGCTGGTGGCGCTCCGGCCGCATCCATGTCGATCGAGAAATTGCTCGCAATGAGTGATTCCGAGTTCGCGAAGGCGACGAATGGGATGAATTGGCAGAAGCTGAACGCAGAACTTTCGCAGTAACCGTATCGAAGGATTCCGGGGCCTCCTGAAGCGCCCCGATTCGGCCTCCTGAGCCGTTATTCAGGTTTCGCAAGCTCCGGGCGTGACCGGGCAATTCGCAGTCGCAGCGACACGCGACGAACCCGAATTGTTCTTTCATTTCTAGGAGTCTCATCATGGCAGTTTCCAGCTGGGGCACAAACGATCCCCTTGCCGTAAAGCTCTGGTCCAAGAAGCTCGCAGTCGAAGCGCTGAAGCAGACGTGGGCCAGCAAATTCATGGGCACCGATTCGGGTGCTCTGATCCAGATCAAGGACGAAGCGCAGAAGTCGGCCGGCGACAAGATCACCTACGGTCTGCGCATGCAGCTCTCGGGTGGTGGCGTTCAAGGCGACGGCACGCTGATGGGCAACGAAGAAGCGCTGACCACGTACAGCGATGCTGTGCTGATCAACCAGCTTCGCCACGCTGTCCGATCGGCCGGCCGCATGTCGCAACAGCGCGTGCCGTTCGATGTCCGCCAAGAAGCGCTCTCGGGACTTCGTGACTGGTGGGCTGACCGCTTCGACGCGTCGTTCTTCAACCAGATCTGCGGCAACACGGCGCAGACCGATACGCGTTTCACGGGCAACCAAGCCACGATCGCTCCGGATGCGGCACACCGGATCGATCCGGCAGGCGGCACGGACGACAACGCGCTCGGTTCGAGCAACACGTTCACGCTGACGATGATCGACAAGTGCGTCGAACGGGCACGTACGCTCACGCCGGCCATCCGTCCGGTTCGCGTGAACGGGAAAGACTGCTACGTGATGTTCCTGCATCCGTATCAGGTCACCGACCTTCGCACGAGCACGAGCACCGGCCAGTGGCTGGACATCCAGAAGGCGGCGATG